GAGCCCGTTTTTATCGAGCAAATTCATCGTCGCCGGGTCTCGCACGGAGAGCCCTGGACTTGGGTAGACCTTCATGGGGTGTGCTCCTATTGGGGAAGCGTGATCGTCAGCGCGCCTTCATCCCGGCCATCAGGCCAGCGGTGCGCGGTGCGGGATTGACTGATGCAGGGAAAGGTGGATTTGGATAAGTGCCGCTCGGATCGAAAGGCGATGCGGTGTCGACGTGAGCATTGACGGTCTGCAACGGCACAGTCGCGATCGGATAGAACAACTCGGGGCCCTGATAGAACTTCACCTCGATGTGCATCACCAGTTCAGCCATCGGCATGTCGCCTTCGGAACTGGTGTCTATGTCCGATTCCATCGACGTGAATTGCTCGATGCGTTGTCCGCCGGCTGGGTCCTGCCAGATCAAAGGGTTGTTGATCAAGGTGGTCTCGATTTGCGCCTTCAGCAGTTCTGCTGCAGCTAGGGCCGTTGCGGACCCTGCATCACCGACCTGCGCTGGCGATTTCGTCCGGGCGAGGATCTCGACCCTGGTGTAGACGTCGAACTCAGGAACGTTCGGCCCCAGCGACACCTTCCGCTCCTTCCTCGCATGCACAAGAATCAGCGGATATGACGTTGGCGACGTCGGCCAATCGAATGGCGAATACACCGCTTGGCCGGCGCTCGTCGCGCCCTTCAAAGCGCTGACGAATAGAGCGCGCAGATCTGCGGACGTGGTCATGGTGAACTCACTTTGCTCAATAGAAGCTTCATGCCGCCATGACTATCTGGACGCGCTTCACGCACGACGTACGTCGTATTGACACTCGCCACGGACAGTTGATCGTTCTGAACCGGCGTAGCGGCGAACTGGGAGATCTGGACGCCAAGGACCGCGCTGATCTCGGTCACGCCCGTGGATGCATCCTCGAACATGACCTCTTTCAGGTAAGCGTCATCAAAGACGCCGGTAATAGAAAAAGACCCGCCAGAGGCGGGCCTGTAGGTCACCGATTCCCCGAAAACGCCCATCAGCGGCCGTAGGACCAAAGCATCCCAGTTCACCATCTCTTAGGCCACCTTGACCTGTGGTCCTTCGTTGACGTCGAAGGAGGGCCCGGGCGCCGTCGGCGGTGCCGGCTCGGCATTCTGCGCAAGGAGAAAGCCGAGCGCCCGGAGACGTTTGACCTCATTCTCCGGGAGCGAAACAGCTTCACCAGGCCCCTTGGGACCTGCGGCCTTGACAACGTCTACTTCCCGCTTCGCTTCTGCGTCCCAGACCTTCGCCTGAACCGCCTCGGTATAGACGGTCCTCCCGGGCGCCACGATTGCTGTGATCGCCTTAGCCATCAGTTCACCACCGCAGCGCAGACGGTCGCGGAAAGCGACGCATTAACACGGCTCGGGATGACGATCGGCGACGACTGCATCAGGATGACCCGCTGCGCCGGGTCGTTCTCCACCCAGGTCTTCGGCGCGTACGGCAGCGCGGTGTAGTTGAAGGCCGGATCCATGATCTGGCCGAACGCGCGAGTCCCCATCAGATCGGCGCCACTCATCAGCACGGTACCGTCCGCCAACATAGGCGTTTCCACGTTGGTCACGGGGTCGACATACCAGTCGTTGTAGACCCACAGGTCGTACTGGCCCCAACGGCCCTTGTACTGGGCACTGCGCTGGATCTGCGCGCCGACATTGACGGTGTTGCCTTGGCCACCATTGCCGGGATACCAGATCGTCTGCTTAACCACCGGATCCTGAATGAACAGTTCCCAGGGGGTGGTGGTGAGCACCAGGTCGGTCGCCACACCACCCGACTTCTTTAGCATCAGGTGGCCCCAGTTCTCAATGCTGCTGGACGGCACCACCCCGTTCTGACCCCACTGGTTGCCGCCGGACAGCGCGATGGAAAGGCTTGCGTCGCGACCGAAATCGACGACGACAGTCGGAAATCCGTCGCCAGCGATGGTGACCGTCGCGCCGTTCAAGGCCTGCGCAGCCATCCACTCGAGGCGGCGGTCGATCATGTCGATTTGGTCGCTCATCTCGAATTCGAGATTGGCCATTTCGCGCTCAGCACCGCTGAGGTCCCCGCCGATCCGCTCACCGATCATGCGACGAACGGGCTTGCGAAGATCTGGAGCGCGCTTGTCCTTGATGTAGGCCGGCTTGAAGACGTTCGTCTGAATGCGGCGCTGCTCGACAAGTTTGCCTTCGACCAGAGGAGAGACGAACGGCGCCATGCGGCGAATGCCGACATCGACGTCGATCGAGACATATTCCGAATCCGACATGACAATGTTCGGGAAGAACTTGTCGAGCAGAAACTTCTGCGCCCGTTTCAGGTTCGGTACGACCTGAATCAGGGTGTTTGTGTCGTAAATGAACGTGTTGTTCGTGGTAGTCATTCAGGGCTCCGATTGCGTTCGACACCCACCAAAAGAAAAACCCCGCCGAAGCGGGGCTCTCTATGGAGGAGGTCCGGTTAGGTGGGGTCGGTTGCGGTCTGCACCGGTTTCAGGAAGATGCCAAACTGGCGCAGCATCTGCGTGAGAGTCGGGCCCCATGCGGCAGAGTTGGCGCCCCAACTGGCATCGGGCTGGATTGCGTTCACGTTGAACTCGCCCATCAGATACACACCGATGGCCACTGCGCCACCGCTCGCATCTGCATAGTCAGCAAGGATCGCGCACGGAACCTGACTGCCGTCTTGAGCCGTCGTCTTCGACAGCACGTAGTTGCCGGACGGTACCGTGACCGTGAACTCGTCACCGGCCGCAAACGCCGTACCACCCGCGGTGATGGTGAAGTTGAGGTCGGCGCCGACGTAGGCGGTACCGACGGTCGCATTCGGCAAAGCTAGGCCATCCGGTCCAGCGACCGTGAAGTTCGTGGCACTGGTCGCCACAAGCGTGTAGACGCCTGCCTGCACGGCAGCGCCCTTCGAAATGGAGCCGATCGTGCCGTTGCCGGTATTCGTGCCAGCGGCCGATACAACCGTACCGGTTTGCTGGCCCAAAATTGCACCGCGCTGCAGAGTACCGGAACCGAGAATACCGTTCGCAGTTACCAGCTTCATGTTGCCCGCGATCAGCTGATCCGGGATGTAGGTTTCAGCGTAGATGCCGGGCTGCTGGGGATTGTCCCCCAGGGAATTGACCGTCAGAGTCATGGTAGTGATCCTCTAAGGACTTTGGGGGGGGTTAAACTTCGCCGCGGCGCTTCTTCCCGGCCGCAACGATCGCCATGGCCTTGGCTTTGGGATCGTTGGGATCGAGCGCCTGCGCGCCGCCGTCGGCGCCTACGTTCGGGACCTTCACGCTTGCCATGCGCTCGCGCAACCCAGACGCACGAGACATCCCATCGGCCGCAGAAGCCTCCAGAGCACGAATAGCTTGAGCCGCGGTCATGCTGGTATCGAAAGCGAAAACACCAGCTTGGCGCACGCAGCCATGGGCGATGCCGTGCGCGATGATCTTCGCGCAGCGCGCGCGCTCAGCCTTGGCCGATTCGCCGTCATCGTCGCTGTCGTCTTCAGCGCGCTTGGCTTTTTTGGCCTTCTTTGCGTCGCCCTTGTCGTCTTTGTCTTCCTCATCGGGATCGACTTCTTCGGCGCGCTCGTGTTCGTCCTTGTCGTCCTTTTCTTCCATGCGCTTGGCATACTCCTCGTCCGACTCATCCGCGCGCTGCTTGTCGTCCTCATCCTTTTCGGCGCGCTTGGCCTGATCCTTGTCCTTTTTGTCTTCATCGTCCTCCGCCTTGGCGGCAGCAAGACCGAGCAGATGGGCGAACGACGCCGCGCTCGCGAGCTTCGAGAGTTTCATACAGATGTCCTATGAGATTGGTTTAGGCCAGCGTGCTTAGCAGGGCCCGAAACGCGGCATCAGGGGCCGCCACTTCATCCGCGAGACCGAGGGCTACGCCGTTGGCGCCCAGGTATGTCGCGGCTTGCGTATCCCGAACCGTGGCGGCCGAGATATTCCGGTTGCGGGCGACGGTGTTCACGAACAGCTCGCCCATCGAATCAATATCCGCTTGGAATCGCGCGAGCGCCTCCTCGGACAGCGGGATTTCCGCATGGCCATCCGCCTTGCGGTCCCCATACGTAATAAAGGTCACTTTCACGCCTGCCGTGGTCAGAGCCTTTGACAGGTCCACGTGCGCGCAAATCACGCCAATGCTGCCGACACCACCTGTGCGCGGCACCAAGACCCGATCGGCGGCGCTGGCGATCGCGTAGCCTGCCGAATATGCGGATTCGTTGAGGATGGACCAGATCGGCTTTGTCCCGCGTGCACCATAGATCGTGTCCACCAGGTC